ATGAATTATTTAGACAAACACAAAACAAGAAGCATACAATTCTAAATTAATGTGTGTGAATTATTGAGGAAAGACCGAGGAACAGCGATATTAAGGCAAAGCCTGCTGAACCGTTAAAGGTCTAGGAACAGCTATGCTACACAAAAGTAACAAAGTGTTAAAGGTCGACGACGTGTGGAGACGAGCCATAAGTCATGACAGAATGGGCTAACCCTCTTCTGCACGAAGCAAGACTATAATCCCGTACGAAACGAAGTCATGTAAGCCGAGTTATCCATGATGCGACCATACTCCAAGGTAACGGTTCGACATAGAATTATCGGAAGCTAGATCAAGGAATGCAGGATCAAACAAGGTTAGGCGCGAGCCTTCCCATCTGAATCACCTGGGTAATCCAAGGTAGCCATGGGTTGATGCCACAAAAAGCTGAGGTTCCACGTTACCCGTCGCGAAACGGTTGGAAAGAACTCACCAAGAAGTGGTTGCTAGTCGCGAAACTAGCGTTGCGAGTTATTGAATGTGTCAACATGGCAAACAGTTAAACAATACATACGAATAAAATACATAAATTAACATTGCAAGCAAACAAGCGACATTTCAATTACAATAAAATATACAAGCAAAGCGATAGAAGGATAAAGATAGAAAGACAAGAAGTCAACTACTGTTTTTGTCCGCCTAGCGTGTCCTAAGTTATATATAGTTAACCGCCACAGCACCCCACTCTATATTACAGAGAGGTCGGAAGGGGAATATGCAGGCGTGATCGGGATTTAGCTGATCAAGCATATACATAAAGGTTAAAATATATAGTCACTTATTAAGATAAGGTTCAAATATTATCTGCTTACGCAGTAAATACATAACATTGTTATATTACGTTAAACACAATAACAATATACATAGCGCGCGTGCCATTAAGTCCTGCTCAACTCAGTAACCGGTCGCTTTTCGCCTTATACAAAGAAAACTATTTACATTGCGAATATAAGTCAGGCTCTAGACAAGATATGCATTTCAAGTCATCACGATTTCCTTTAAGAGGGGCTAGCCCGCACTAGCCTTTTACGTCGGCGTGTACTCCGACGCTAGAGCCTTAACACATACTTAAGTTAGTACAAACGAAAACATTAACGCAATAGGGGCAAACCCATCGCGCCAGAAACACCGGAAACAGGGGCTCCTTTCACTGGTGCTAAACCAGGAACAGACGATGTCACATTTCGAGAACCTAAAGCTTGGGTATGGCGAGGTAAAGGAGAGGAACTATTCGTAGTCAAACCAGGAATAAAAGGTATACCATGTTCACCATAAAGATCAGACACATAATCCCTCTGTTCACGCATAAACTCCTGCTGTTGTTGCTGCATTTGTTTTTGCGCGTCGGCTGTAACTTTTGCACTCCCGATGCCACGAGGAGCTGTCACTTGATTAGCGGATGCCTTTCCAGCTAAAGCAGACAGCAAGGCAGCGTTCATAATGGCACGATTGAATTTTGAACTTCACACCTGTGAAACTCTGAGACGTAACCGTGTTGTGACACAAAGTTGCAGTACACTTGGATGACGCTTAGGTTGAAAACTGAGTCTGTCTTATGAACTGCAGTCCACAACTCATTCACATCAGCAGCAAAGATTGCAGTAGGGAACGCCTTCTTAAAAGCAGCCACAAACTTCGCTCGAGTCCTTCCAAATTTTTCTTGGAAAGTAATGCGGTGTTGGACCAACACAGAAAGTTGAGTAGAGATCGGTGGCAAAGGATCTTGCTTAAATATTGAAAGTCCGTCGAGGGAGTCAAACACGTCGTCGACAATGGAAGAATTTCCGTCTTTGTCAATGAGTACTATACTTTCGGCACCAGCAGAAGAAGACATAATGGAACAAACAAGTTCGAATTACTTTTGCTAATATACACACGCACCGTAATTTCAAAGGAAAAGGACGGAAACGGTCCTTGGATAAGCTACAACTATAGGAGCTCCTCCAAGGGCTAGAAAGACACGCTACAACTCACAAGGAGCGCGTCTTTCTTAATGAAAGTGTTGTTTGCCGCAGTTGCCTAAGCTACTACCCTCCACGGGGAGCTCAGACACATCTGCATCAACAACATCTTCATCTCCAAAAGAAGGGTGTCTATGAGAAAAGGCAGCAATCGCTTGCTGACCAAGTGCGTCAGTTAACTTGTCAATTCGCTTATTTGCATCATCTAACGCTCTGCCAGCACCAACTAATAAAGAATTCTGCTCAAAAACAGCAGAACTAGGAATTATGCCATTGCGACTCATCACAGAAATAAAATTCAACTTATAATCAGCAAGTCGCCAGGTAGTAACAGTTGAACGACGAGAAGTAGAAAACACACCTTCAAAATAAAGCTTTAAATAGGCAACTGGCAATTCTGTAACGCGATGAACCAAGGTAAACAGTAAAGCATTGTTGTTAGTCCAACTATATTTACTAGCTAGTGCTTGAAGAAGCCTATACATAGTCTCAGTTTGAGAAGAAACTGCAATCAAGGGGCCAACTGGCTCAAAATGCTGAAACAAAACAATGGTTTCATCACCATTAGGCACAAATGGCAATGGAGCCAAATCTGCTGGGTAGAAACCCTCAAACAAAGGGGCGAAAACCAAGCGAGGCACATTGCTATTAAAAAGCTGATCAGAAGCCGCAAATCCAGTTGGAAAATTAACTAAAGAAGAAGAAGTACCTGTACACCCCATGGGATTTACGTACGTTGCTGATCTAAATTTAGCAAGTACAGCACAGTTTGGCAATTCACCAGGAGCTACATATTTAAAGTCAAAGGCATCATCGGACCATGGAGAAACAATGCCAGGAACACCAAATGCAACCCCTTGTTGTAACATTGGAGTTCGCAAAGGGGCATATTTAACGCCAAAATCTGATCCATCTAGTCTAGCCTGAACCTCAGTCATTCTTGGAGCTGTCACTAAAATAGTGGGATCAGCTCGTAAATAAGCAGCGGCACGCCAATCACAAGGTACAACATACGTTGGGAAATTTGGCAAAATATTTTCGTAATCTCGATAATCAATACCAATTATGTTATTTTGAACCGGAATAACTTGCGCCACGTTAAAATTTTCATCGCACTTATTCAACACCATCATGCTAACTTGTTGATTTCCTGTAGAAGAAGTTGCCAAGGGCATTTGAACATAAACCGCAAAGTGCCCTCCAAACGAATTAGGATTGTCTAAGTTTAATGGGTTGTAGTGATACTCAAACGGTTTTTGATCCATGACTTGAAAACCTTTCAAGTCGAGTTCTTTAGGGTCCATAAAAGACCACTCAAAGACAGTAAAATCTTGTGGATTAGTAATAGTAGTTGGATCCAAATTAGGTGGTATTCTGCAAAAGACTACAGAACCAGCGTGAAACCCAGTACCAGCAACCTTCACAGCAAACTGAAATCCTCCAGACCAACAATTATAAAGGGCAGTCAAATAAGCTATAACCCAATTCATGCGAGAAGGGTGAATAGGAACAGAAAACAACAATGTGCCAGGTAATTGAGTGGTGGACCAAGTAAAAGTGGCCAGTTGTATAAAGTGATCATATATATAACGATCAGGTCTATTCGACTGACCCACATGGGAAGTCAATGGGCCCTTCGTCTGTTCCTCCCCAGCACGCAACTTACTAATCGGTCCAGCCCCAATAAGATCAGGATCAACAGTAGTTCCTTCACCACTCGGAACGGGAGGTGCAGTTGATGACATCTTACAACAAACGTTACAATAAAAGCAACAACAAAACAACTAATAGCAACGATAAACTGCATACAAACAAACGAAATGCACACATTCGTAATATACACACGGTAGATAAAATAACAATTAGTATCTACAAACAAATTCCACAAAGCAATCATGGAAGGAAGGTACAACCTTCGTTAACACTATACCATAAGTGTCAACGCAGCGAAGCAAATGAGCACGAACTTTCTCAAAAAATTCGCGCCCGTGGAGAAAACTCTCTCGTAGAATGTTCTCCAACACATCAAAAATCAAAGACCTATCAAATCTCACCTCCTCTGGTTCTTTCCAGTACTCGTGTGGTCTACTCGTAGTCCAATCCAACATACGCTGAATGCTATTCAAATCAAGCGCACCAAAGTACAAAGGGCTCCCTTTAATTTTCACGAAAGCCCGTTTCAAGAAAGTCAACTCGTCAATATGTTGAAATGGCAGATAGGTAGAACCCTTATCTGCTGGAGTCACTTCAAGGCCAAGTTTTGCACACTGCGCAACGTAAACGTCAAAATTAAACCAATCTAAAATTTCTGGATTGATTGTGATGATGTTATCATCGCCATAAAAACTGCATGCCAAATGCAACATAAAGTTACTAAAGCCTCGAAATTTTGGTCTATTTTCAGTGAGAAGAAGCCAAACGTAATAAGCGTAAATCCAATTTACAAGTGAATTATCCAACGCAGTCTGTGGTTGGCCTGTCATTTGTCCACCTGGCATTTTGAAGATGAATTTTTGGTATAACACAAAGGCACCATCCATACACGAGTACAATGAGTTTCGAACAATGTCATGTTCAATTTCCCACTTTGGGTCACAACGCTGATAAGCTATGTTCGCAATTTTGACACAACACTTCAGTACTTCAGGATGCATTCTGGTGTCCCATCCCTTGAAATCAGCCGCGAACCCAACGTCTCCAACTCTAGTGTGCCAAGCTCTCAAGTTCGTCCAGTCTACGCTGTGTGGATCAATACCAATCTTGATGGGTAACGATTCAAACAGAGTCGTCACTGCAGCGGAAAAAGTGTGACAATATTGACGATGAACCAATGTATAGTCAATTGGACTAGCTATGATTGAACGAGTGTTGGTGTCAAAAATCTTCGCTGGTTTCAATGGCTCGTCTTTATTTGAAGCTGTGAACACAACAGCAGAGCGCTCGCCCCTACGCGCAACTTGAACCAATTGGTCACAAGCATAGTTTAGTTTCTTTCCAAGTTCAGTCTTTGCAATGTGGTAAATTTCACCATCAAATTCAAACAACGCATTCTTTTTATGCACACCCATTGAAGTCCACGGAAAACCAGCACTTGAGTATCGGTAGATTGGATTGCTTCCTGGCAAAGTAGTCCACCGATTAATTGCCTCAGTCTTTGTCAGCACAGCTAGTCTTATGTGTTGTTGTTGCATAACATCTGCAACATGCGTACCAATGTCTTGAACACAAATATCCAACAAATCTTGGCGCAGTGGTTGGTTCACGCTATCATACTTAAGAATGCCATTGACAATTGGATCATAATCCAACGAACACCGTGGATCACGTTTCGACAAAACTGCTGGTTCATAATGTACTCCAACTTCTAAACCGGAAAAAGGTGATTTATAGTAATGCGTCTTCGTAGGGTATGACTGAACAAACCCATCCTTTGTCATTCCAACTATTGAAATTTTCTTACCTTCAATATGCACCGCTTCCTCAAAAAATTCAACATTTTGATGAGACAACACAACTGCACCTTCACATACACTTTCGCTTTGCAATGGCACATCTTCTCTGTACAGGAAAGCACCCAAGCCATTTGTTGAATTGGCAGCAGCATGAAATCCTACAAACTTTTGTGGATAGCTAGAATTTATCAAAATAATTGGTGAACCACAGTCACCTTTCACTGTCTGAATCGGATTTTCAGTGAAACCAGTACTGTACCCAGTATAAGAAACTCCAGTCATACTGCGTTTCTGGTCAATTTTCCGCACCAGCACTTCTCCAAGAGTCACTATTTGCGTACTAATAATGGTGTCATTCATTTGAGCAAAATACGCTGGCTGTCCATCTAGTGAAGTTCTGACAGCTGTTTTAGGCAAAAGATGTGCGCAAATGTCAGAGCATTGTTGTGCGCGCTTATCAACTTCAAAGAACCAAAGGTCTCGTTGTTCATTCACTTCCACTGTCTTCACTATTGGATGTAGCACATCACCAACACGAATATGTGTCGCAACCGCCTGAGCATGTGACACAGTGACATACATATGTCCCCTCAACCCAATTGCGTAATTCAAGAACTTTCCGTCAGCAGTACAAAGTGGCACCTGATTTTTCACGACAGTTTTCATCACGACTCTGGCAGATGGATCTAAACTACTCTCGGCCTGCAAACTCACTTTGGGTTTTTCTTTGAGCCGTGCAACCAATCCCTGAGTGCTTGTGTCACCTCGAGCTTCAGTGGCAATTTGATCAACTACCAACAAGCCTCCTTCACCATATGGTCCAAGTGATCTTGGTCTACGCGCCTCGACTTGGATTAACTCGCGTTCCCTTTCCTGCATCAATCCAGTACCGGAGCGATCAGGACCTCGGGTAAGAGGCTGTTGCCTAGCTGCACGTGAAACTTTCTTTGTTTTACCAAGCTGTGACCAAGTAGTTGCTTCTTTCATAGCTGCCATACAATCTGGATCATCTTCAACGTCTGAGCCCCAACTTTCGCCAAAAATGGGCTCAAAACCTGGCATAAACAATGAACCAAAACCAACAGTCAATTTAACGAAGAAACCTAAAACATCTAGCCATGGCAATTCTTTGAAAAACGACAACACCGCAAAACTATGTGTATTTGGCAACTCTTTAAGTTCAACTGGTTTGGACACTTCAACTATTGTCTTTTCAATGAGCAAGCGGCCCTCATGACTCCAAACGATATAACTGGCACCACACTTGAATTTCACTTTGAGAGAAGGACCATCATACGCCGGGGACAATGTCGCAAACCCAGCCATGGCTCGTTCCCATGTATCAAACTTATGGTGTGTATACCTCTCTTTCCAACTCAAAGCGTGATTAAGGAACAACTTATACACTTCCATGCAGCCATCCATGGCGGTGACGTTCTTTACGATATCCAAGTACGACAAATTCTCAAAGTTTTCTGTTGCTGGAAAATCAATGTAAAACTCATACGCTGGTGTGATCTCATGATGGTATGCAGTAAAATTGTCAAAATTGTCTCCACGCTTGAAGATTGTCTCACATGAATGCATGTAATCTTTGATTGCGAGAGGAGAAAACTCAACTTTATGTCCATTATCGTGAGTCCGATAACATGAAACAAACCTTTTATAACCGTCGGGCTCTTGTACAATGTCTCGTGGTTTTGCCGTACCTTTAAAAGCGCCTTTATTTCTAAATGCAAACGTAAACACTATCAAACGTCGCAAAAATTTCTCACGCTCTTCCTTTGACCAACCTGACTCCATGTATCTTCTTCGTAACAACGACTCGTTTGTGACCAACACGACTGGCTTATGCGCTTCTCCATCATACGTTCTTCGCACTAAGTCTGCTGCTTGAAGGAAACTCTCTTGTGATTCTGCAAACTCATCTATTTTGATATATGTATCTGGAAGTTGAGACAAAATCGTAGTTTTTCCTATGCCTGGTGGACCAACCAGCATGAAACATGGTTGGCATTCAGAAATTGTTCCACCTTGTGCGCGGTAAACTTGCTCAACTCCAAACTGAAAACGATTTCTTCCGCGTCCTCCAGCTCTATGTGGAATGTATGGCTGTACATAAGGATCCACTTGCATTGGCCTCAATGCATTTTGATTCCGTATTGGCCCTACTGGATGTTGGGGTTGCGGCGGAATCGCATCAGGTGGCCCTGGATCAGCAGTTACTGCAGCCAAACGACGAGTCAAGTAAGCATCATACTCAGTTGTACGCTGCTGTTGCAATTGGAAAGCTTCCATAATTATCTGTTGAATGGAAACTGCATCAACTGCATGCAACATCTGTCCATCTCGAAAATGCTCCATTCGAGTGAAATTCAAGTGCGACCAATCATCCTGGTAATGTTGTGGTGGATGGGCATACTGATCTCCAGCCAATCGCACTGTGTCTTCACATTTGATGACAAAATCACGACGTCGGTCCAAAATAGAGGGGTCATTGAGAGTCTCAGACGTCTGCACGTACCCAAAATTTGATGCAATGAGCACGTACTTGCTAGTGAATCTCTGCCCTTTGTCACTCACTCCAGCCATGTTCAATAGATATGCAGAATCTGTATAAATGGCATTCAACTCCTCATGGTCATCACAATTTTTTATGCTATTAAAATCGTCAAACATAACGATATGTTGCTGCATATAATTGCTCCAGAAACTGTCACTCTTTGGTCTCACATATTCCAGCAGAGCCTTTCCTTCATAACAACTCAGTTGGTCTGCAATATATCTTAACAATTTTGACTTTCCAACACCAGAGGGCCCGTAAATCCAAATGACAGTTGGATGCTGTTTGCCAACTAAAGTCTTCAAAATCGAGTCGTGTTTATTTCGAATTTCAATGTACAAAAACTTCACTACGCTAAACAACTGCTGCAAATTTGCTAAATTTTCAGTCGACATGGCGCACTCATTCATCATTTTATGAACCTGATCAATGTCATCTTCCAAATGCTCCAAAAAATGCACTTCACGAACAACACTTGGAGCATCTTGTTCTAGTCGATCTCTCTTGTCTTGCAAGCGGACACGAATTTCTTCAATTTTCTTGACCAATTTAGTGCGTGCTGTATCATCTTGAACTCCTAAAAGAGAGCCAACTGCACTCTTCACAAGTGTAGACATACCAGTGAAACTTTTAGAAATGTTATCAACCGAACGACAAACATTTCCAACTCCAACAACTGTTTTGGTGAGTGAATCTCCACCAATATCTTTAGCTCCTGTTAACAACATAACAATAGGGGCAGCAAAGGACAAAACAGCAGTAACTGTACGAGACACTTCAGGCGACAAATCAACATAATCAGAGATATTTAAATCAAACAACGACTGTGAACGAAAAGTGTCTTCAAACGTAACATCATCCAACTCCGCGGTCCATCTCACAGCAGGCTCAACAAATCCAGGTTTTTTGCCTGAAGTGAACTGCCGTGAAACAAAAGTTGCAAACTCTTTGCACAAATCATAAAACAAAGCAAGAGCGTGCACAATATGTGAAGCAACACGTTTAAAGAATGCAAAATCAAGTTTCCAGTACACACCCCACAACTCCAACAACCTAACAACACAAGAGGCTGCAGAAGCGATTCCATCACTGTTCCAAAGTTCTTTCAACAACGGTAAAGCGTTTAATGGCTTTATGTCGTCGAGTAAGCTCAACACTACATCTAACGTGATCCCGCAAGATTTCTTGGTTTCTGTGGGTGGCAGTTCCACCATGCTGTCCAGGTTCATCGCGGCAATGGACTGTTGCGACGAAATCGAGGTCTGGTCCGAACAAGATGTCGTCATCGTAAATTTCTTGGACTCCAACTGGAGTGACTCCTTGCAGCCAATGTCCTTCTGGAATGTCGACAACGACGTCGTCAAGGTTGAACCAATCTTGGCCAACCCCGTTGTAATCAAATCCACTCTCGTAGGTTGGAGTGAAGACGTCTGAATACTCG